ACTAGTGGAGAAGCAGTGCTTTAAAAATGGACGACTAGATGAAACGCACATCTATGTAATGAGCGTTTACGAAAAGCCCGACCCTCATTTTGAACCGACAAAGTTTTTGACGTTTGAAATTGAGGCCATGGCAAAGTCCTACATTATGGAAGACATTGAAAATCAACTTGCCAGTATTCGCGGCGAAGACGATGATGAGGACTGATTATTGCGTTTCTTAATAAGCGCTTTTTATTGAGAAAGCTAATTGATCTTTGCAATGAATGATGGGTAGCCCATCAGCCACAGCACACTAATCCCATAGAGACCGCTGAGCGTGCGAATTTGTACGCAATCTGGCGGGGCTGTGCCTTTTTCAATGCGGCAATAAGAGCTTTGACTGATATGAAGTTCTTTTGCTACGTCATGTTGCGTGAGTCCAGCATTAAGCCGAGCCTCCTTAATGCGACTTGCAATAAGAATACGAGCTTCTTGGTGGGGAAGTTTAAGAGCATCCGTCGTGCTACGTGCCAAAAACATCACGATGATTTATTCCGTTTTGCATAAGCCTATAAAGTATAACATTCGCTTCTTGATAAAGTATGAATATGAGCACCATTTCTTGCCGATACGATTTCTCTCCTATTGAGAAATACGAACTCACGCCAGAAGGTTATCTTCGAGCGTGGGCTTCAATCGCACGCACTGGCATCCAACACTACACAGATAGTGATGGCTCCATTCGTCGCGAATATCGTCCTGAAACAGAAGTGGCGTCTCCCGATAGTCTTGCTTCATTCGCGGGCAAGGCAATCACTTCTGAGCATCCGCCTGTACTGCTCGATTCTGAGAATACTAAGGACTACCAAGTAGGCTTTAGTGGTACTGAAGTGGTGTACGACAATGGTTTTGTCAAGGCGGTGATGACAATCACTGACGAAGACACCATCAAGCGCATCATGAAAGGAGATGCTCGTGAGGTAAGCGCGGGCTATAGGGTGAATTATGATCCCACGCCTGGCGTTACAGAAAACGGTGAACATTACGATGGCATCCAAAAGGAAATCATCGGCAATCACATCGCTGTTGTTCGTCGGGGCCGCGCTGGCCCGCAAGTGAAGCTTCATCTTGATAGGCAAGATGCTGCTGACCCATCTTTGATCTCTAATGGAGGAGACCATCTCATGACGGCAAAAGTCGTTTTTGATGGCGCCGAGTTCGAGGTGACTGAGAGCGTTGCTCTTGCAATCACCAAAGAACGCGAAGACGCCAAAATGTCCTACGAGGACATGAAACAAAAGTACGATGAAATGATGTCCAAAGCTTCCAAAATGAAGGAAGAGATGGACGCCATGGAAAAGGAAATGCAAGGCAAGTGCGATTCCGCTGAGGGTCGTGCTGACGCCCTGGCTGAGCAGGTGGAAGAGCTGAAAGGCGAACTTGCTGCTGCTCAAGAAATCAACCTTGATTCCATGGTTGAAGAGCGCGTGGCTCTCATTGAGAAAGCCAAGCCTGTCCTGGATTCTGCTTATGAATTTGCTGGCAAAACTGCCCGCGAAGTGATGGTTGATTCCATCAAAGCAGTACGTGGTGACGAGCTTGATCTTTCTGAGAAGAGCGATGACTACGTGCAGGCAATGTTCGACACTCTTTCTGAGGGTCGTTCTGACTCTGCCACCACCGATGAGCTGCGTAAAGCCGTAGCTTCCATTGCTTCTCCTGTTTCTGCACCCTCTGCCTATATGGATATGCTGCAGAATGCATGGAAGAAGCCCCTTTCCATCTCCAAGGAGGCTAAGTAATCATGGCCGTAACTTTCTCTGCTTCGGGCACTGCCTCCGCTGGTGGCGTGCAACAGAGCTATGCTCTGGAGCACACTGCACTGCTGGAAGGTCAACTGTCTGACATTCGCGACAACACCATCGGCACCTACATCAACGAAACTGGCGCTGTGCTGCCTTTCGGTAATGTGGTTGTCTACAACACCGCTGGCACTGCTGCAAACTCTGCTGCTACCATCTCTGGCGCTTCTGACACCGTTCAGGGTATCAACGTTCTCACTTACGTTGATGAAACCGCTCTTGATTCCAACAACCGTCCTGGTGTGAAGAATCAGCAAGTGCTGAACGTGGCCAACGAAGGTGCAGTGGCTGTCTATGTGACTGGCGCCGTTTCGCCCACTTCGCCTGTGCGCGTGCTGTATTCCGCTAGCGGCACTGGCAAGGCTGGTCAATTCTCGCATGCTTTTGCTTCTGGTAAAACCGTTCGCCTCGCTGGCGCACGTTTCCTGAGCACCACCACTTCCAGCGGCATTGCAATTCTGGAGCTGAATGGCCCCAGCTTTACTCTTTCCGCTGATTCTTGATAGGAGGCCCTAACAATGTCTGAATTCCGTATGGATGACGCGGGTCTGTTCCTTGAGCGTCAGCTTGAGTACATCCGCCCCCAAGTGTTTGAAGTGCAGTATGCGGATATTAAGTATCCGACCATTCTGCCTGTCACTAGTGAAGCTGGCCCTGGCGCTCAGACCTTCACCTATCGCATCATGGACTCCACTGGCGAGTTCAAGCTGATTGCTGATGCTGCTGACGATCTGCCCCGCGCTGACATCAGCCAAGTTGAGAAGAGCATCAACATCCGCTCCTTCGGTGGTTCCTTCGGTTACACCGTGCAGGAACTGCGTGCCGCTCAGATGGCCAACATCGCTCTGGAGCAGCGTCGTGCTGCTGCCGTGCGTCGTGCCTATGAGGAGAAGGTGGAAGAAGTGGCTCTGTTCGGTGAAAGCACCGTTGGCCTGTCTGGTTTCTTCAACAACTCCACTGTGGACGTTGTTGCTGCTGATAAGTGGTTCACCGATAGTGGTACCACTGCTCAGGAAATGCTTGAACTGTTGAACTATGGCGTGAGCGCCATTATCAACGCCTCCAAGATGAAGGAGCAGCCCGACACTATCCTCATGGCTTATGAGGACTACAACAAGGTGAGCACCACCCGCAACTCCGACAGCTCGGACGTGACTGTGCTGGAATACTTCCTGCGCACCAATCCCTACATCCGTAACGTTGAGCCCATCAACCAACTGGATGCTGGTAATAGCGTGCTGAATACCAACCGCATGGTTGTGTACAAGCGTGATCCTGAGAAGGTGCAACTGCACATTCCTCAGCCCCTGGAACTCTTCCCGCCCCAACAGCGTGGTCTTGAGTTCATTGTTCCCGCTCATGCTCGCGTGGGTGGTGTGGCTCTGTACTATCCCAAGAGCGTTATCTACGTTCAAGCTTCGGCCTGAGGATAGTTAGTCAAGCGAGGGACGTTAAGCTATGGACAATTGTTTCTTTTGAACAATGCTCATTGCTTATCGTCCCGAACTTGAAAACCCGCCCCGTGAAGGCGGGTTTGGCATTATTACGCAAACTGGCATGATTCAACTCACGCCTGGTCTTAATCAAGATATTCCAGAGCATCAATGGAAGGTGGCTCGTGAGAATAGGGCGGTTAAACGCCTTATGAACATTGGAGCCATCGAGGAAGTGCGTGAGCAAATCATGGTGGAAGATATTCCACAAGATGTGCAAACGCTTTCTCAAATGCCAATGGTGGAAGCCATCCGCATGATCGAACTCATTCATGATCCCGATCAGTTGAATGGATGGAAGAAGATTGAAGGCCGTGTAAGGGTGCGTAATGCCATTAATAAGCGCATTGAAAACATTCGCATTGGGAAAGCCTGATCATGGCCGTCACTTATGCGAGTTTTCTTGAGCGGTTTCCTGAATTTACTCCCCATCCATCGGGGATTGTAAATGGTGCCATCTCTGAAGCCACTTACGATGCATCGCAAGATGTATTTGGGGAACAAACTGATAGGGCCGTGAAATTCCTCGCTGCTCATATTATTGCCATTCAGCTTGCGCAGATGGGCATTCAAATTGGTGCTACTGACGGCAAGGTGTATGGCGAGGGGCTAGATGCCACTCAATACGGTCAAGAGTTCAAGCGCATGCTGAATCTTCTTCCTTCTTCTTCTGTTGGTTTCGTTGTATGAGCAATTTCCTGGAGCCACTTGCCAATTCCACGCTGGTATGGTCAGTGGCTTCGGGCTATGCGCTTGATAGCGAAACTGGAAATTATGTGGCTGTTGCAACGGGCATTACTTACTATGCATCGTTAAGACAAAAACGCAATCCTCAGTACGATTATTTGCTTGGTGCAGACCAGACTGCCGTCTATATGGAAGGTCGTCTTACTTCTCCGCTTACGCTATCTGGCGTGACACCTGGAGATTCTGCTCAAGCAATTATCAATGGGAGAGAAGGGCGCTTTGAGCTGTTGCCAAACGAGGAGATTGCTATTCATTATTGGCAGTTCCTCGGCACACCAATTAGGGGAATTTTTAGACTAATTGGCAAAGGAAGCGTTGATAATGCTTGATTCGATCAGGCTTTCCTCCGCTTAATCATTCTTTCCATTGCTGAGGATCTTCTCATGCTTTACCATCCTACGGAGCTGGTGAAGAGTCAAGACGTGATTGTGCGTGTTGGCTCGATCAACGGAACTTCACGTCCTGTGATCACCCAGAGCGGCGCTACCTTCACCGTGAGCGGCGCTCCCACCCTTTATACCCTGCAAGCCGCTACTACGGCTTCTGTTGCCTTTAACGATGGCAACCAAGAATTCTATCTGCTGGGCGGCGGCGGTTTCGCTGATAGCGTGATCGTTACCAGCCAAGCCACTGCTTCTGTCACTTCCTACTTCCAAAAGGACGTTGATGGCACTGTGTTCCTGCCCAATAGTTTTGATGAAGCGTTCCAGGTGATTACCGCCTCGCGCTATGACAAAAACCACGAAGTGTACGTGGAAATTAACAAGCAGCTTGGCGCTTCTGGCACGACTTATTATTATGATCGCGTGGCCTTTACTGCTTGCGTGATGAACTACAACGAGAGCTATCCTGCTGATAACCTCGTGGAATGCACCTTCGATTTGATTAGCCGTGGCCGCATTGGCATCCACCAGAATGCCTCTGAAACTGGTTCGATCATTCCTTCTGCTCCTAATAGCTGATTCATCTTTCCATAGATCTTTGCTAGCCTTCCCTTATGGGGAGGCTATTTTATTGTGAACATTGCGCAACTTCGGGAAACGGTCACTGAACTACTTTCTGCATCGCCTAATTTAATTGGCACTTATACGCTGCCTAATAATGCCACGCTTCCCGCCGTGTACGTTGTAGGGAGGCAGGGCGTTCCGAATGAGTGGAAAGTAAAAGGACTGGAAGTGACAATTGAAGAATTTGCCTCCATTTCTCCTAGGGCAATGGTTGGGAAAGTGCAAAACAATAAGCAATGGACTGTCGTACTAGTTGATTACACAACCAGTTCCAATGCCTTGCAAGCTGCGGCAACACGAATGGCAAGACGGTTCCCCGATGCCCAATTCTCATTTCGCCCTGAATCAGACGTGATTTATGGACAATATCGCATTAGAATTCCAGACACGGAATTACTAAACATTTATCCTGCATCGTGAAAGTTTTAAAAAGCAGTTGCGAGAAAATCTGGCTGTTTGATGCAGAAGTGGATGATATATCAATCAAGGCTGGCCTAGCCTGCTTTCTTTCTCAATGCCCAGCCTTTGCAGTTTTTATTTACAAGGATAAAAAAATTGAGGCTTGCTTGCCTTTAAAGGCAATTAATAGTGGAGTGCCGTTGCGAATTGCCAATGCTAGACTCTTTCTGCAATAGAGAAGATCATGAGCAAGTATTCGAGCATTTTTCTGCTTAGCGACGCAGAGTACGAGAATATTGGCGATTGCCTAAGGCTCCGCAAGTTTGGCAGTTGGCTTGCGGAAGAAGCGTGGAAACGCGAAGAGCAGGGACAGAAACGAGCGCAGTTCACTTTGCGAGCCATTGCATTGGCAAAGAAAATTGCCATTGAAAAAGAAGTAGATCAAGACGAAGCGTTTGCAATGCTTCAAGGAAACAATGAGGGGGAAAGTATTTTGTCGGAGTATTCAGAAGAGGCTATGGCATTAATGAGTAGTATGCCCTCTGCACGGGAGCAATTTGGTGAGTTAATTACTATCTTTTTCCGCAATCGTGGTGAAATTCTTAGCGGCAAGAAATGGACGGCCACTGATGATTGGACCATTGAAGACACGCAGAAACTTCCACAAGCATGGCTAGAGCAAGTGGAAGCTTTTATGGCTATTGAAGATGGGGGGCAAGAAAGTGATAAAGAACAAGAGTCAGAGGAGGAAGGAAGAAAAAACTAATAGAGCGGCTTGCAAAGCAAGCCGACGAAGCTATTGATAATGCCACTGATTGGACGGAAATATATTGCCAAATAGCTTCATTGCAACTAGCCGATCCATTATTTCAAGCAGGTAATTTCGCCCGTCTTCCCGTCAAGTTGATTGCGGATGTTCTTGAAAAAAGCTATAAAACTTTGCAAGCAAGAACAAATGCGGCAAGTGTTAGCACTGCGAAGTTAGCAATGGTTGTGATGGGAGCACTAGGGGCAAAGGGCAGCAAGGTAAAGTTGGACCAATTTTTGCCTTACGAGCTTGATGATGGCATGTCTTCATTGAAGCCATCAACAAAAGAAGCGCTTGAGTGGGCCTTAAAAAATGAGAAGCTGCCAGCCGCAATTGTAGGCATGATTGGCGCTGAACTTAGTTGAAAATGTTAGATTGGAGCTATTATGGCTTAATTAATAATGGCCTATCAGCTTCGCTTTGAGAGTAATGCATTTCGAGCTGATAGCGCAATTGGCAGACTTCTTGATGGATTATCTGCATTGTCAAGAAACGCAAGGCGGTTCGCTGGTGCGCAAATAACTGAATATGAAGGAAACGAGCTTCGTCAACTAAGGGGCATTAACGGTCGCACTTTTGAAAGAGCAATGGATTGGGCTGATGCCGATTTTGACCAGCAAATGACAAGCGAAAAATGGGACTGGCCAAATGAAACGCGAAGAAAGAATGGACAAGTAGTTAATAGCCCTAGGGACATTATTGATACTGGCGCATTGCTGCAAAGTAAACGAAGGGAGCAGATTGGTAATTCAGTTGTTGAATTTATTTGGGATGATGAAGTGGCAGAAGGCGTACATGACGGCATGGTTAGCAAATCCAATAAGCGGCTGCCAGCTCGCCCTTGGACCGAGCCCACTTTAGACGAAATTGAAGGGATTATTGAAAGTATGCTTCGTCAAGGAGGGCGCCGCTGATGGCACGTTATACGATTGATTTTACGACTAATGCCAGCAGAATTATTCGTGAAATTGAAGAGGTCAATAGAAAAGTAGCTCAAGTAGCTCGCACTGGCAAAAGCGTAAAAATCACGCTTGATGCTGCTCCTTTACAGGCGGATTTGAATGCAACATTTAGGCAGTTAGATAAGCAGATAGAAAACATGCAACGCAAGCTTTCTCGCTTGCAAATTGGATCAGGGGCTTTTCGTTCTACTGCTGCTAGTTTGGGTTTTAGAGAAGGCCAAAGAGAGCGCGGTCAGCTTGCTGCTGAGCCATTGCGCCTTCGCGGGCAAGCGCAATCTTTTGACGAAGCAAGCCTTGTCCGTCTAAACAAAGAGTTGCAAGCAGCTCGAATTGAAGCTTCGCAATTGGCGCCGAATACGGCGCCTTGGATTGATTTGCAAAGGCAAATTGGACAAATCAATTCCCAGCTCAAAGCGACAGATCGCCTCGCTGAAAGCATTCAAATGCAAGAAAGCCTAGGCGCATTTGCGCCTGGCAGTTTAAATGCTCTTGAAGCAAAACTTATTGTATTGCGTAATAGAGCTAGAGAAATTGCTCCTGATACTACAGAGTGGAAGCAGCTTAATAAGGAGATTGTCAGTGTAGAAGGAGGCATTGAAAAACAAACTCGTCGCCCTCTTACTGGTGGACAACGCCTAGGAGCCGCTGGTGGTGCTTTCTTATATGGCGGAGGTTTAGGAGGCGGCGTTGGCAGTGCCGTTGGCGGCATTGCTGGCGGTTTAATGGGAGGCGTTCCTGGAGCATTTGCAGGCGCTGCTTTTGGTCAGCTAGCAGATAATCTTGGCACAATGGCTGCAGGCGTAACAAACACCGCTGCGACCATTCAACAATTGCAACGTGGACTCGCTCTCGCTTCCATTGACGCTGCCGATTTTGCTGAGGCGCAAAAAGCAATCGCAGAAAGTAGTAATACCCTCGTGGTCCCCATTGAACGGGTGTATCGTCAATTCACTCAATTGAGGGTTAATACCAAACAGTACGGACTAAGTGTTCAAGAAACTCAGCAAATTTTAGAAGGTGTTGTATTGGCCGTATCTTCCGTTGGTGGCTCCATGGAAGATGTTGATGGTGCCATGCGAGCAGTGGTGCAAATCTTCAGCAAGGGCAGCGTACAAGCAGAAGAGCTTCGCGGTCAATTAGGAGAAAGATTCCCTGGGGCCGTGGTTAAGTTTGCGCAAGCAAACAAAATGAGCTTTGATGAGCTGCAAGGCGCACTTGAGCAAGGCAAGGTAACAGTTGGCGATTTTGTTGATTTCGCTAAAAAGAATTACGAAGACTATGCAAAGTTTTCAGAGAGATTAGCGACTGGTCCTGAATTTGCTGGGCGTCGCCTTGAGAAGGCGATGAATGACATGCAGATTGCTATTGGATCTGCGTTAGGGCCAGCGGGCGCAGTATTTCAAGATTTCTTTGCTGAAACGATTTCTGGTTTTAGCAACTGGGCGAATCAAAACAAAGAATTTATTGCGCAGTATCTTAGAGACTGGGCCGTTCTGGCAACGGATTTTGCCAGAATTGTTGGAAGTATTTTGAAAGTTGCTGTGCAAGTTAGCACAGCAATTACAAGGGCATTCAGTGGCGCTATTAGGGAGATAAGGCGTTTGCTTGGCATGGTTGGAGTGGCTGAGATAAAGGCTGAGCTTGACAAAGTAAATGCTCAAATTGCTGCTGGTCAAACTGGAGGAAGAAGGAGAGGTGCCGCGCAGAGCCCACTAGAGACGAGGCGTCAGCAGCTTCAGGCTCAATTTGCTGCTGCTGGTGGCCAAGCTGCTCTTGACGCCGCTTCCGCTCCTGGCGGAAAGGATTTTACTTTTGGCGGGCCAGGGGCAGGCATGAGCTTAGATGCCGCTGGAGGCAAAGGAAAAAAAGCGAAGAAGGCAAAAGAGCTTAAGGATTTCGCGGAAGACGAAACAAAAGTGCTTAGGGAGCGCCTTGCTCTCCAGAAAACACTTGTAGACGCACAGTCAGATCTTACTTCCTCTCAGAAAGAACTAGCAAAAGCAGAGTTAGACTATGAATATGGCCTCGACATTGTTGAGGCTCAGTATCAAGCCGCAATTAAAACACTAGGGGAGTACAAGGAGGCTCAGCGTGGCACTGCTCAAGCCTCAATGCAAAATGCTGCTGTATTGGCGAGAGAAAATGTCACAGCAGAATACCGAAAAGCCCTACTAGGAGATCTTATCGGACGATCTGATACCTTTGAAAACAAAACCAATGAATTAAAAGATAGCATCGCCGCTTTAACGGTGGGGCAAGAAAATCTTTCCGAGTCAGAAAAAATTGAGGCGCAAATTAAACGCGAAACGACAGGACTCACAGAAAAACAGTTAAAAATTGTTGGTCCCTACATTGAAAAACTTAGGCAACAGGCACAAGCTGTTCAGGTTTTATCAGAGGAAGAAGCGCGACTAAAAGAAAACCTAGAGAAAACGAAAAATCTTAGAGAAGCGCAAACTGGACTTGGTTTAATTGGAGGGGGCTTGCAAGCTGGCTTCACAGGAGAAGCTTCCAGCGTGTTTGAACAAGCAATGGCACGATATGGAGACAGAGACTATGCCACTCAGCTTGCTAACGTTGAAACGACAGCAATGCAGCTTCGTAGTGTTTTTGAAGGGCTACAAGGTGCCATTCAAGGAGTTAGTTCTGCTTTTGCTAATGTTTTGACTGAAGGCATAGTAAATATGATTAGCGGCACTGCCACCGCAAAAGAAGTGTTTGCCAATTTCTTACAAAGTGTTGGTCAATCATTGTCTCAAGCTGCTTCACAAATGATCTCCACTTATATCGCCATTGGCATTGCAAAAATGTTTGCGGGACTCGGAGGAGGCGGTGGAGCAGACATGTCAAAATTTGGCATTACAGAAGGCACTCTTGCTCCTATGCGGCAATATACAGATGCGGCTGGGAATATGGCCCCGAATTTTGCAGGTTTTGCAAATGGTGGCATTGCTTCTGGCGGTTTCCGTGCCTTCGCTAATGGTGGCGTTGTCTCTGGTCCCACTCTCGGTCTTGTAGGCGAAGGCAAGTACAACGAAGCCATTGTTCCTCTTCCCGATGGCAAGAGCATTCCCGTGCAAATGCGTGGTCAGTCTTCTCGTGACTTGCTCTCAGACAACGCCCGTCAACAATCTTCTTCTCCTGTGCTCTCCATGAGCTTCCAAACCACTAAATTTGGCGACAGGGAATACGTGGATGTGGCACAGCTACAAGCGGCAATGGCTGAAACCCGTAAAATGGCTGCTCGTGACGGTGCCAATCGTGGGGCTTCGCTAGCCTTAGACAAGCTTCAGAATTCTCCTTCTGCTCGTCGTAAAGTGGGCATGCGTTAATCATGGCAGACTTTCCTTCTAACGTTTCTCCCGCCCGCAAAGTGGATGACATCAAGGCGAATGATGCCATTCGCCCCACGTCTCGTCGTTTTACGATGGGCGTCTATCCAGTGAAAGCTTATACAAGCTTGTCTGGTAAAACTGTTCGCAGAAGTTTTGGCAATAAAGCATCGGGCTATACGCTTGAACTAACGTTCGAAAACGTAGATGAAGGAGTGCTTAATACTATTTTTGATCACTACCATGGTCAATATGGCTCCACCGAAGGATTTCGCATACCAAGGGAATTGTTTTCTGGCTACAAAAAAGATGCAACGTTCGATAACTTTCGCACTATTCCCAATGTGCAATGGTTTTATGCTGATTCCCCACAAGTAGAAAGCACAGTGTTAGCACTAAGCACTATTTCCATTACTTTCATTGGAGACTTGGTATGACGACCATTCGCGCGGCTCAATTTTTTGAGCTAATCATGTACGACAGTAATGGAAACAAGACTAGTACAAATTACTATCAAAACTATTTTATTGGTGAAACAAAGCAGGTTCCAGGAAGTAATGTAAGGTATACTTTTGCTCCATTTCGCATTGAAGGAACTGTAGCCAATATTGGCGGAGACAATGCAATGATGCAGCTTTTGCTGCCAAATGATGCATTTGCTATGCGTATTGTGGAACAAGGTAATGGAAACAGGCTCAGTCGTCTCACCTTGACCACTTACTGGCTCAATGCCATTAATGCATTCACAGGCGCATCATATAGAGAGCAGTATATTGGCATTGGCTCTGCCTTTTCGGACACTACCATTGAACTGCGATTTAGAAGCTCAATGGATAGCGTGGGAGGACAGTTTCCTCGTGCTACATTCTCCCGCAGCTTGGTTGGACCATTGCCGACAAGTGCAGAAATTTCACTGCGATGAGCTTTGTTTGTTTCAATGATTTAATTGGTCTTCCGTATCAATGGGGGAAGAAGCCCAATGAAGGGGCCACTGATTGTTTACAGCTAATGAGCGAAGCAAGAAGAAGGCTTGGTCTTTATGACTATTCGCAAGATTTCGAATGGATATATGAGAAATGGGAGGAAGAGAAATTTCCTGGTGCAATGATTGCAAGATGGATGAAAGAAAATGCAGATCAGTGCGATGCTCGCATTGGGGCAATGGGCTATTTATGTGGCAACACTGGAGGACTGGCCTTGGGCACAGTTGTTGATGATGATGGTTTTCTTTTCATCTCAGCAGGGGAGAAAGTTGTAAGGGCGAAGTTGTATAATTTGCCTAGAATACGTCTTTATTGGGGCAAGAAGGATGGCGGGGAATAGTTCTAATGATCGCCCGCTGCTTCCTTATGAACATGGTTTAATTGAAGCTCTTGGCGTAACGAAGCAAGAATATCTGGATTTTGTTTGTGCGAAGCAAGAATATATTGATGCGAAACAAGGCACTGTTTTTGACATTAGGAATGAGCCTGCTGGCACCATTGCTTTAGTCCTTACAATTATCGGCACTATCTTGCAAGTGGCAGCAGCATTGCTTGCTCCACAGCCAGAACAGCCGAGAGGACAGGGACGTAACACTAGAGAGCAGCGTGCAGTGCCGCGTTTTGGCTTCAATGGTGTTCAAGAAGTGTCTCGCTATGGAGAACCAGTGGGACTTGTCTACACCAACACGGATCAAAATCGTAATGGTGGCGTCAGGCTTTCCACTTTGCTTTTGTGGAGCGCCGTATTGAGCTATGGCGGCTCACAATTCATGCAGCTCATGCTTTCCATTGGGGCGTCCACTGTTGAAGAGATCAAGCCTGAGCGCACTGCAGTGGGTCAGCTTCCTTTTGATCAAGTGGTAAGGAGCAAGGCATGGCTGTACTTTAGTGATAATGGCCCCACTACTTACCAGGATTTCACTCCCATTGGAGACATTTCTGTCAATGCCTTCAAAGAAGATCCTACGTGGTATGGCAACTCTGCAAATGTTACAACTGCTGCATTGTCCCATGCTAAGGCTAACAAGAAAGGCTTTAGCCAATCTTATGCTCCAACCACTAGCAACACTTGCAGCATCACTGGCATTGTTCCCATTCGCCCAAAAGCAATTGAACTAAAAGGCAATGGAGGACGAGATCCCAGTGATTTTGTTCCCATTTCAATTAGTGGCACTCAAGGATATTGGGAGGGCACAAATAATCGACCAAATTTTCCAAAGGATGGAGAAATTGTTGTCACCATTGCTAGTACTACTAGCAACAGCTTAAAAGGGGCAGACGGTCGCGAAGCCATTGAAAGCATTTTGAGGAACGCAGCGGCAGTATTTGATGATGGGTCTTTGTATAAACTTGGCGGGGCTATTTTTAGGGCAAAGAAAGTAGCTTACACAGACGATGGGCGCGGAGAAATTGAATTTAGTTCTCTTAAGGCCACGTTAGTTTGTGAAACGTCAGGGCCGATGCCAAGCATTGGTTACAACGAAGCGTGGAATGGCGAGGACGAAGGGCAAGACAGGGTGAAGTATCAGGAGCAGATTTCAGAGAAAGAGCAGACTATTGTCCTTCTAAATCAGCAAATAGCAGATATTGAGGAAGATCTAGAAGTAAGCTTTTTTTATGATCAGAAGCAAAAGAAGCAATTAAGAGAAAAGCGTAATTCGCTGCGTAAGAAGACAGTGACTCTCCAGAAGGAGATAGACGCATTGGAGCAATTAATAGAGAATAGTCCCATCTTGTACAGCAGTGTCCTAGAACGCAATGGCACAAAATGTTTGGCCCGAATTGATCAGGCCGCTTATTCTTCAGTGACAAAATGCGAAGCAATTGAGCTTTCGCTAAAGCTTCAGCTCTTCAGGCAGGTCAATGGTCGCCAAAGGAAATATGGCACTGACGAAGACGACTATGGTTACAAGAATGGAGAGAATGGTCAACAACCTCGCACTGCAATGTTCACTTGTGAATATGCATTAGACAACGATCAATACAAGACCATTCCTTATGTGTTTTGCATTAGAGGATCTGTTCAGCAAGATATTTTCACTTATTTCCGCTTTATTAAGCAAGGGGGTGGTACGGCTGAGTGGAAGATTCGCTTAACTCCCGTGACGGATCCAGAGGCGGAAGCTGGTTGTAGAGGAATTAACTTCGTTGGCTACGCTTACGTTAACGCCAACAGCAGAAAGCGTCAACTAAACAGCAGCAATGCTCCTGGTGTAAATGATATTGTCGTTGAATTTAATGGCTTTATCACCACTCCATTTAGTGCATGGCCTCCATTGAATAAAGGGCCTAAGGAGTCGATGGAATGGGAGCTGTTTAATTACGACGTGCGCACGCAAACAAGGTATTCCTATGAGCAAGCGCCAGAACTTACAATTGCTGCAGTTAATGAGCAATTGAAAGACAATTGGAGCGATTACAACGCATCACTGTATCGAGGCTTGTCTACGCTGGCAGTGCATGCTTTTGCAGGACGTGGATTTCAAGATTTGCGGGACGTAACAGTATGGGTGGAAAAGGGCAAGAAGGTAAGAGCGCTTTCTGGCAATGCTAATAGTTATGCTTCTGCTGCTCAAGTGGATGCTTTTGTTGCATCGCCCAAGGCTAGATCGTCTAGCTATGCACCAGAAATCTTCATTGATACTGTTTTAGACAAAGACAATGGCATTGGTCAATATGCTCGCATTGAATCCATCAACATGCCACGTCTTGCAGAAGCCCAAGCTTTTTGTCAGCGCAATAAGCTCTTCATGGACGGAGCAATTATTGACCCTCAATCATGGCGTGAATTCTGGGCGCAAGCTTCTGCATTTAGCTTGTTAGAGCTTGCCACGATTGGAGGGCAAACCACTCTTGTGCCTTCTGTACCAGCCGATGGAAATGGAAGAATTTTATCAGACAGACCACTCCCTATTTCTACATTGTTCAACCAGGGCAATATTCTTGAAGGATCTTATAAGGAAGAATTCGTGGATTACGGAGCATCCACGCAAGATGTGATTGTCACGGCTATTTACAGGGATTCAGAAAGCGATGAATATTTTCCTCGCAATGAAAGCGTGACATTGAGACTCAAGAGCGCGAACGAAGCATTGTGTATTCGTGAAACTCTCGACTTGTCTCAATTTGTTACCACGCGAAATCAGGCCGTGTATGTGGCAAGGCTTATGTGTCTCATGCGTAATTTATCGAGAAAAGCGTATGAGCTACAAACACTGCCTTCCGAAGCTTCCATTGCTCCTGGCTCTTATGTGTATATTGACATTGGGCAGGAAACGTGGGACGATTTGCATACTGGCAGCATTTTAGCTGGAGGAGAACTTAATCTTCCCATTGGTGGAGAGCTTCCAGAGAAAGCTGGTGGTAGTCTTTATGACTTCTTTCTTTATAACGGCAAGCAGAATACATTCAATAAGCAGAATGTGCTTGTTCGCAATGGCATTGCTGATTCATTGGCTAAGTATGAAGGCTATTTGTTTGCAGTGGGAAGAAAGTCTTCTAAGCTTTCAAAGCGTTCAGCAAGAGTGATTGATGTGGAAATGAACGAAGAGGGAATTGTCACTGTAAAAGCAGTAGAGCATCCTACTGACAACAATGGCATTTCTCTCATTGCAAAACGCATTGGAGACGCAAGTCAATTCGTTGAAGAGTGATTGTTATGATTAGAATGAGCGTATAAGCTTCTATCTTCGCCATGATTTACACGGGCAATAATGGGC